GAAATCCCCTTCCATGGTGGTGTCTTCGGCCGCCTTCGGGGCATCAGCCAGCACTTCCTGATCGTGCTGGACTTCGTTTTCGATCACTTCGGTCGTCATTGCATTGCTCCTGTCGGACTCAAAATGCGGTTGATGTTCGTCAGCAGGTCATCGACGATGCCTGCGAGGTTGGGATTGGTGGAAACAAGCCCGGCGGATGACATCGCATCCTGCAGGGCCTGCATCTTGTCGCGGATGGCCTGGGCGGCCTGGGCATCTGCGCCGGCCTGCGCCTTCTGCGCCTCGGCTTCCAGCTTGGCGATTTCGGCCATGATGCGGCGGTTTTCGATCTCAGCCTGGCGCTGCTGCTCCGCCTGTTGCTGCTGTTCGCGCTGCTGGCGCTGCTCCGGCGGCTCGTCCGGGTCCGGCGTGCCGCTGACACGGCGCATCTGCGCCAGAATCTCGGCCTTGTTGGGCAGGTCGGTCAGGTCAACCGCCATTTCCACCATGGCCATGCCCATCATCGGGTTGCCGGTGTGCTGTGCGACCTGGCCAGCCACCTGCAGCAACTGCTCGGCCAGTGCGGTGCGGACGGTGACGCGGTAGTCTTGGCGGTCAACGATGAAGTCCGCCTTGCCGCGGGTGATGTCGGTTTCCGGCGTGCCGTCGTTGACGCTCACAAACTCGGGGCGCCCGCGCTCGCCGGTGATGCGGAACTGCATGGGCTCATCCATGAACTGCTCGCAGAGGGACAGCGCCAATTCGCCCTCCAACTGCATGGCCAGGGAATTGGCCTCGAACAGGTTGGTCGTGATGATCGTCCCCTGCTCCTGGCGCGCCTGGATGGCGATGCCGGAGGTGGCATTGGTCGCCAGCCCCAGGTTTTCGCCGGTGACGCCGGACACCTGCCGGATGTAGGCGGAGTCCTGCATCCCAAACTCGACATGCGACGTCGCCAGCTGCACGTTGTCCTGAATTTCCAGCGAAGACCCGCGCTTTTTCTTGATGATCGAGTCGGGCCGGGCAACCTCCTCGCCCAACTCAGTCCAGTCTTCAACAGCATCGTCGTCGGCAATCACGCGCCGGGTGGACAGCATGAACAGTGCCTTGTTGCGGCGCTTGTTCAGGTCGTCCTGCGGATCTCGCATCGAGCGGATGACGCCATAGGCGGAGCCGTCGCGGTCGTCGATGAATGCGGTGCGGGGAACATACGGGAACCGATTGTGCTGGTACGGGCTGATGCCGGAGTGCAGGATGTGGTTGCGCGTGATGATGGCGACGTGCATTTGCGGGCGGATGCTGTCGATCACGTCCACCATGCCAGCCTGCACAGCCTCGATGTGGCGCTGGTTCTTCGGATCGAATACCGCGCCAGCCAGCGCGCCTTGTCCGCGCAGCACTTTCACTCGCGTCGTCTTGCGATACCAGACCTCCCACAGGCGCACCGCCATGCGGCCCTCGCCGTAACGCATCCGGCTGATGGAAAGCGCCCCGCCGGCGGTGACGGTGGCTCCGGCGGTGATGTAGGCCTCGTTCTGGACCTCCTGCTCCAGGTCGTCGCGCTCCTGGCACTCGGCCTCGATCAGGCTGCCCTTGCCGGGGAACCACGCCATCGCCTCCTCCTTGTCCACGATGCGGGTCCGGATGACATAGCGGGCGTCGCTCATGTCGCTGCGGCGACTGGTGCTGTCACGGATGATCTCGCGCCAATGCACGTCCTCGATGCAGATGCGCCATTCGCCGGAGAATGGGTCGGGCCGATAAGCCACCTCGGTCCAGCCGCAGCCGACCTTGACCATCTGCTCAAAGGCTGCCGACCGCTTCCAGTGCGCATTGTTGACGTCCTCGATGTAGCGGACCAGCTTTGTCTTGCGAATGGCGGGCTCCACGTCGTCCTCAGACCGGGGGGCGATGCGCCAATTGAATCGCGCCCGCTTTTCGGCGCCGGTGATCCAGAGCACGGCCGGCTTGATCTCGTTGAACTGCAGGAATGACTGGCCGCGGTCCTCCAGCTCCGCCACCTCGTCTTCGGTGAGCCCCATGTATTGCCGGTCGTCGAAGTAGTCTGCATCCAGCGCCTGCTGGGCACGGGAGCGTGCCTGCAACCATGTCTCGCGGTCGATGATGCTGCGCAGCCAGCACAACAGGTCGTAGTCGCCTTCCTTCTGCCCCGGCAACAGCTGCCGGTTATCGCCCGGCGCGGGCTGCATATCGTTCATCGCGCATCCACCAGAGTTTTACCGTTGACCTTAATGACAAGCTCTTGGAGCTCAGCCTGCCGCATCATGCTGTCGTGTTCTGCCTGGCCGTCATCGGGCGGGAACGCCACCAGCTCATCAATGTGATTCAGCAGGATGTCACCGCACAGCCGGACATCGTGCTTGTTGGGCGCGCCATACAGGGACGTGGCGATGTCGTGGCACAGCAGGATGAATTGATCGGGCTCGCGGACGCGCCATGCCTCGGAGCGCGGGAAGTAGTAGGACTTCCCGTAGCCGAACTGGCGCTTGCCGAACACCAGAAAGGCGTCCCTATTGCCGTCCAGCGTGGCATTGACGAGAAACGCGCGCAGATCCGCCTTGCCCTGCACTTCGCGGAAATTGGTGCCCAGCGTCAGGCCGGTTGCGGCGGCAGTCATTGCAGTTCCTTGATGCTGATTTCGTCCGGCTCCGCCTTCTGGATCACCAGCGCGGGCTTGAGGCCGATCTTGATCGTGATTTCGGGGCTGAACGGCATGGCGGCCAGCGTGGAGCAGCCGGAGAGCATCATCAGGATAATCAGGTAGCCGATGGCGTGGTATTTCATGGCGTCAGCCCTCGGCAGTTTCATGCAGCCGCTGCTTCATCGCATAACCCATCAGCGGCCAAATCTTGTTGACGGCGTTCTGCCGGGCGATCTTGCGGCCCAGCTCAGCGTCGAAGTTTTCCGGGCTGGCACAAGCAGGCTCACCGGTCACAGTGAGGCCGTTCTTGAGCAACAGCACGCAGAAAGTCAGCAACTCAATATGCTCGATGGCATCAACTTGGCTTTGGCTGTACATGTCAGGTATCCGAATAACGGCATCTTTCTCGGTAAAGAAAAATGCTGCTTCAATGTTGTCCTCGATGTCCTGCGGCGTCACACGCGGCGCTGTCAGGCCCTTGGCTTGGATTTCGGTTTCAATCTGTTGGTCGTTCACGTTCTTCTCCAGTTCGCCGATCCCCGGCGCTTTTGCATGAAATTCTTCCCGGCGTCCCGCTTGGCGTCGGAGTGGGCGGTTTGCCCGAGTTGCCGCAGCGCATCGGCCGCTTCGGAGTGCCCGCCGGTCTTGTCCGGCTCGTCGCTCCAGCAACCCATGCGGTCGTTCCACTTTTTGCGGTAGGCGGAAATGTGCGCGAGGCCTGCCTTGCAGTGCGTCTCATCGAACACCAGCGTCGGGAATATGTCGCGGGTCTGCTGGATGCCCCAATTCACGTCCTGGATGCGGTCCACCGTGGCGAACCGCTGGCCGGGCATCAGTTCCTCCAGCATCTGTCGCGGGCTGATGTTGCGGTTCTGTCCCTGCCGGACATGATCGGCGTCGTGTGGCAGGTTATGCGTGCCGAACACCACGCCCAGCGACTGCAGCCACTGCGCGGCATGGCTGTAGGGCTCTCCCCATGCCTCATAGAAGCGGACCAGCCGGTTTTCGCCGCCAAGGCGCTGCACCACCCATATCGCGGTGCCGTCGCTGTTGCCGATGTCCCAATAGGTGTTGCAGGGAACGTTTGGCAGTAGCGGCACAGAGGCCTTGATGCGCCCTTCCTTGCGCGCTGCCGTCAATTGCTTTGTGAAGTAGCAGCCCTCGGTGCTGACCTGGAATGCCTCCTCCGGGTAGCTGGGGTACTCCTGCCACATCTTTTCGTCTTCGCCGGAAAACTCGCCGTCCCGCGTAGCGACGTACCAGGCCTTTTGCCGGGCGGTCAGCGTCGCACCGGTGATGCTCTCGACTTGGGCGAAATACTCCTCGTCCTGATCCGTCAGCAGCACGCCATCCGGATCAATCTGGTAGCCGGGCTCCTGCCACCACGGGAAGAAGTGGAATCGGTAGTCTTTCACGGATAGTTTTTTCCCGGATTCAGCCGTGGCCATCGCGGCCTGCGTCAGCTTGTAGAACGCGCCGTCACGGCCTTCGGCTGTTGATTCGATAACCAGCACCCCGGTGGACGGAACGGCCGGGATCGAGCCGGTAATGACTTCCACGGCCTTGTCCGGGTACTTCGCGCAGATCTTGCCGAACTCGGATATATGCAGGCGGTGGATGGTCCCGGAGCGCATCGAAGTCGCCACCCGGATGCTGCTGTTGTTGTGACCGAATACCAGCGTCGAGGCGTTGTTGGCCTTCAGCGGCATCATCTGGCGCAGCGCCTCTGGCAGTTGGTCGTAAGCGAACTTCACCTTGTCCCGGAACAGGGATTCGGCGGCCTCACGGTCCTGGGCGATGATCCCGCACCGCACGTTTTCGCAAAAAAGCGCGGTATCCAGCCACAGGATGCAGATCAGCGTGGAGAACCCGAGCTGCCGTGCCTTCAGGATGATGTTTCGGTGCCACAGACGGCGGATGAATCTGCGTTGCGCCCGGTTTGGGCGGAACGGCATCACCAGTCCTTCTTCGTCCTTGTCGCCCTTGATGATGATCTTGTACAGGTAGCCGCTGAACAGCCGCCATTCCGGGTCCGCCAGACAACGGGCCATTTCCTCGTCCGTTGTCGGGATCAGCCAGTCGTCACCCCTACGCGTCGTCACCTGCGTCCACGTCCTCATGGACAATCGGCAGAGTGTTGCCCTGGATGGCCTTGGCGATGGCCTGCAATGCGTTGACTTCTGGTGTCGGCGCCGGAGTGATGTCGAACGCCTCGCGCTCCAGGTAGATCAGGTGCTTCAGGGTTTCGGCCAGCTTCTTGAGGCTGTCGATGCGCTGGGGCGTGGCGATAACCTTCTTGTAAGCCTCGTTCAGCTTGTCCACACCCTTGTCGTCCGGAGCGCGCATCAGCTCGCCAAGCTGGTCAAACAGCTCGGTGTCTCCGGTCTGCGCCTCCAGCTCCTGCAGCAACCGCTCCACCAGATCGCGCTGGCGGGCGATGCTCTTGCGGTGGCCCATCTTGACGTTGACGATGGCTTGGGCGGAGGCCGCGATAATCTCGCGCTCGGTCGCTGCCTTTTCGCCACTAACCTCAGCACTAACCTGCAGCGCACTAACCTTTGCGTCCGCTTTCGCTTTGATCTTTGCGGATAGGTCTCGCTCCCATCCATGCGCCTTCGCCCGCTTAATTATTCCGGCATCAGAAACGGAGAACTCTTTCCCTATATCCTTCAGTGAACGCAGCCCTGTTCGGTACTGCATTTCAACCGCTTCCCAATCAATCTTCTTTCTCATGTTAGTTTTGACCTTGAAGAAATCATGACGACATCTTCATCAGACAGATCAAACCATTCCCCTCGAACGCGATTACCAGAGAACACATCATGAAGATATGTTTCTTCTTTACGCATGTTTCCAACAAAGTAGGCGCAGGCAACCCGCATATCAAAAGGGGATGAGCACTGATGAGTAGCTACCCTGGCTCCGAAGTTTTCGGTAATTCCGATCTTAAAAAACCGCTTTCCGTTGCTGTCTTCGATAAAAATAACGTACAAAAACCCAGATTTGCTGTACTCGTCGCTGCATAGCTTTGGCGCCACTTGCCTTTCTTTCGTCCTGTCTGTTCTGACCCATCCATGCTTCTTTGCCATCCTGGTGATGGCGACATGGTTTGTTCCGGGATGCTCCGCCGCAATCTCCCGCAGCGACTTGATCCCCGCGCAGTAGTCCGCCTCCACTCGCTCCCAATCAACCGAGGGTTTGGAGGACGCCACGAATCAGAACCCTATCCGCAGGCTGTACAACTTCAGCGCCTTACGCTTTTCCTTGCTCAGGGGCATACAGCGGCTGACGTTGCCACGGTGAGCGAATACCGACGCCGCCATGCAGGCCGTCAGCAGCACTTGCGGCAGCGTCACGCACCGTTCCGCGCCGATCAGGCAGAGCATGGCCTCTCCACCCGACGCAAACACCAGGACAGCGGCAAACGCGGAAATCAGCGGCTTGTGCCGGCTGGTCCCGCGCTGGTACGTCAGCAGGCGGAGGCAGATGGCGGCGCATAGCAGGCCATTGATCAGGGCGAGGACTGAGATTGTCATTTGCGGCCATTCCGGAACAGGTCGATGATGGAGGAAAGCAGTTTTCCGGAGCGGGCGCGCTCGATCAGGCCGTTGAGCAGCAGGATGCAGGTCACGCCGTTGAGGATGGCGGCCACTACATGATTGGTCAGGCTCAGGGACTCGGCGGTCCACCCGGCGCACAGATAGCTGATGGTGGTGCCGCAGAGCAGGTAGGCGATGCGCATCAGCCAGTGGTATTCGATGGCCGACAGGACAAAGACGGCAGATCCGGCAAATGCGCCAAGGAGTACCGCAACATCCAGGGGGAATGTGACGGATGCGAAAGTGACGGTCAGCAAGCCGGGCACTCCGGCCTTGGCTCCGGACGTTGCGGTTATCGACATGCGCGCGCTCATGGTTTGGAATAAAAAGCGCCGGGCTAGAACAGAACCGGCGAAACCACAGGGTTAGCTGTGGCGAGGGTCTGAAACGAAAAAGCCCCGCACGATGGCGAGGCTTCTTGATAATGGTTTTGCTGGCATAGCACGACCAGCATGGTGCTAAGTTAGTCGCATTGTTGCAATGCGTCAAGCAACTTCCGCCACTGGTGCAGCGGCATGTCCCGGTGGCTGTCGCTGTCAGCGTCGGCCAGCCACTTGCGGACAGTTCGGCCGTCAACCCCTATCAGATCGGCTGCGGCCCGCTGGGTAAGCCCTGCCGATGCGAGCAGGGCGCGGAGGTTAGCGGGCGTGTAGCCCGCTTCGGGGAGGTTCACTCGTCCTCCTCGGCAAACTTCTCCTCCAAGGCCTTGGCGATGGCAGCCGCCCCGCCCTCGACAATCTGGTCAATTTCGCACAATCCATCCAGATACTCGGCGTACTTCGAGAAGTCGCCTCCGTGCTGCGTCAATTCCTCACGGGTCGCGTATTCAATCCAATCATCCGCGCTGAAGATGTTCACGCACTCAAGGTCTCCGCAGTCGCTTTCTATCTGCTCAAGCGCGGCAAGGGCGTCATCCGTAGCCTTCCCAACACGATTGCTTCCGTCCCATTCGTCATCTGCACCCGCATAGTAACGCTCCAACAGGGCGCGAAATTCCTCGCCACCCATGTATTGGCGCAGGGCGTGTCCGCTGACTGTCGGGTTCAGTCTGATGCGGCGGTCTACGCCGTGCCACACGGAGGCTGGTACACCTCCGCCAGTGTCGCCACTGTAGTCCGCGAACACATATCCGTTCGCGTTGAGCTGCAGGTACGCCGGTTGCGGCTGGCACTGGCCGTCGAACTGGCAAAACAAAGGAGCTTTCCCGATAGGGGTGTCGATGCGGATTTCCATGATTATTCCCTCGTTGGCAGGTCGTTATTGCCTGCCTTCTGATTCCTATACTAGGCCCATATCGGGCCTATTGCAATAGGGGAAGTGAATTATTTTTACGCGGCCTCCGTAAGCCCCCTTTCCAGCAGCTCCGGCGACAAGATGGACTCGGCGCGCTGCTCCAGATCGTCAAGTTGTACAGCAATACCCTTGCGCCAGCGATACAGCGTCGCCCGGTGCTTTTCCCCGCTCTCCATCAGCTTGGTCTTGATCCCGCGCCGGAAGGCCACGCAGGCCCAGGCCCAGACACAAACCCGGCGGAACTTTGACGGCGCCGGGCTGTCCAGCATGTCGGCCAGCTCATTGATGGCTGCGGCGCGATCCCGGTCATCTGCCCCGTACTTCGCCACCAGAGCCAGGAACGTCATGCGGTCCGTCTTGCGCTTGATCAGGGATCGCGTCATTGCGTCCTGCGCCAGCCGCTCGATGGTCGTCAGCCGCTCCAGCGGCTCCGGCCTCGATGTCAGTTCCTCGGTGAATCCTGACCGGTAGTCAGACTGCCATGCCGCCGGGCGGCAAGTGCTGATGCGGTCCACGCTCATAGCCAGGGCCACGGCCTGGTGCTCGTTGCGGTAGATTGCTGTCATGCTGTGCTGTCCTCTTGAATCACAAAGCCCATACCGAAACCTCAACCGCCCCGCCCTGCACCCGCTCCAGGCTGTCGCCCAGCAGCAGCAGCTTGATCTGGTTGTCGTCGGCGATGACTCCGGCGTGAACAAGGGAGTCAAGGACGCCCTTGGCCACGTTGTCGATGTCCCGGCGCCGCTCGTCCGGAAAGAAGACCCGGATGATTGCCGCGACTAACCCACCGTACTTGTCGCCGCCGATTGCTCGCTGAACCGCGCTGACAAATCTCAGCGCATTTTCTGACCGGCGACGACCGCGGACGCGCCGACCGTTCTTGGTGTACACATAGGCCTCCCAGTAGTGATTCACACTCGGCGGCAGCGGCAGCAGAACATCGGTCAACAGCGCATACCTGCAGGACTGCGTAACAGCCGTTTTGAGCGCGTCCGTGAGCGGGCCGGTACATGCGGATGGTTTCGCCGCTTTATCCGACTTCCTTCCGCCTTTCCGCTCGTTTCTGGCGGCTTCGCGGCCGTGGATTCGGCTCTTGAGTGCGTGAAATTCGGATTCAGTGAGTCTGGCGCTCATGGAATCCTCCTCAGTCGGCCTTTGATGACCAGATCGACAAACTCCTCGTGCATCCCGGCCGAATCGTTCGCCGCCTCACGGTACGCCGCGCCCTGGGCGGCGACTTCCGGGCAGAACAGGAATGACTCGACAACGCAATCCCGGCAGGCCATCAGGTGGCTGAACAGGTAGCGGCGCTGGTCTGGGGCAGAATTGCTCATGCGCACCTCCCCGCTTCGCGTTCGATCTCGGCCACACGCATCCCGACCTTCAGCGCGTTCTTGGGATCAGCGGCGCGCAGTTCGCCGAGCCAGTATTCCCGCTCATGGCGCGATTCCAGCCCGGCGATGAACTGCGCCTTGTCCTCGACCCACAACTCCCGCCCGACCGCGCAATACCGGCCGGACATAGGGTGGCAGCAGGTGACGCCAACGACGGAGGCGTGATTCAGCAGGGCGGCGTGGGCGGGGGTCATGCGGCAATCTCCGAACCCGTGAACTCAGCGACCATCTCGCCGAACCCGATGCGGCAACCCATGCGCCGGTGCATCGATGCGGCGAAGTCCACCATGGCCTGCGCGCTGATGCCGGAGTGCAGCAGGCTGTCCAGACGCCGGGGCTGCACGCCGTCAACGCCAGCAAAATCCAGCATCCGCGCAACATCCGTCACGACATCGGATCGGATCGGTTCCGGTTTTTTACGCATGGCGTCGATCCCCCAGCATCCGTACCTGCAGCTCGCTCACATCCTCACGATTCACCGCCCGTGTCATCCAGTCGTCAATCTCGCGGACGGTGGTCAAAACACCGGATTCGACAGCCTGCATCACGATACGGCGCCCGTGATCCACTGACGGCCTGTGATCTGCCGGCGATTCCTGGCGCAGCTGCTCAGCCAGTTTTGCCAGTCGGTCGGAGGCGCACTGAATCTCGGCAATGCGGTCCGGGGTCGCTGCCTTCGGGCCGTTCAGCAGCGGAACCACCCGCCCGGCAATGGCGGCCACAATCGGCCCGGCGTCCTGATGGCGCGGCAGCATCTGGCGGCAGACCTCGCGGCCAATACGACCGGCCCTGTAAGCCGCTTCCAGCGCCTGATGCCGTAAATCCTTGTCGTGGCCCTGGCTCACCAACCACTGCACCGGCTGGCCGCGTTTGCGGGCTGCGGCACAGAGGTCGGCGTACTTGGCGATGAATCCACGGCTGGCGTTGAACCGGTTCCCGGCGTCCATCAGCGCCTGCCCAACATCGCCCCATGCCTGCGCCGTCTCGGTCGTCCAGACCACGGTCACAGCCTCGTCCTGGGCCTGAATTGCGGTTGACCAGGCTTCCTCCGGTGACGGCCTGCCGTCGATGGCGTCGGCGGCTTCCAGTTTCGCCAGCAGGTCGGCAGGCAGCGGCCAGAACCGGCCACGCTCCGGACACTTGGCATGGGCGTCCAGTGCCGACTGCACGGACTCCAGCGTGTACGCCTCCAAAGCCCGGAAATACATCGCGGTTTGCAGCGGCCTGACGGTGCGGCCGTACAGCTCCGCCACGCAGCCCAGCAGTTCACCGAACTGGTCGTAATCGCATTGGTTCATGAAATCACCTGCTGGTTGCCGAACAAAATCACCTTGGCGTCTGCGATGGCCCGCCGGTTGCGCTCGGTCAGGTCGTCACTGTGGTTTCCGCGCCGTGACGGGCTGGCCCTCGATGGCGGCCGGCTGGAAATCTCCTTGAGCCGGACGGCGAGACGGTGTTCCCACTCGGCTTGGGTGATCCGGTCGGGTTTTGCCGACCAGTAGCCGCGAAACTCGGCGAGGTTTTCCGCGCTGAACATGTCCGGCCTGAACCCGTAGGACGCCCGGTCGGTCAGGAACGTGGCTCCGGGCTGCCAGTCGGGGGTCATCGGGATGCGTGGCCGGTCGTCGAGCGGTGTGCCGTCGTCGAAATCGGCAGGTAGAAACGCGGGTGCGCACGCATTGCCGCCGCCGCTGTGCTCTTGGTTCTGGTTCTGGTTCTGGTTCTGGTTCTGGTTCTGGTTCTGGTTCTGGTTCTGGTTCTGGTTCTGGTTCTGGTTC